TGGCAGAAGTCATAGAACGAGTTGGACACCATAAACTGGCACAGCATGGCGTAGGCGGGAAAATTGATAGGCCGCAGGCGATTGAACTGACTGTGCGTGATGCCCCGAATATAGACGCCAATGGTCGCCGCGCCAGTGCAATTGATCGTCAAGTTGTCGATGACGATGTCTTGAACGACAACGCCTGCGGTCGCTCCAGCATCAACAACCAGCCCCGGTCCAGCGCCGGNGATGTTGAGCACAACCCGCCCGATGCCGTAGATGCGAGTGCCGAGGATTGCAAAGTTGGGCAGACTGGTGACGTTGTAGGTTCCTGCCGGGATGGTCAGTTGGCGAGAAACGTTCCAAGCGTTGGCAAACGCAGTGGTGTTGGCGGCGGCGCTGGCGCTGGTGGAGAACCCGAAGTCGGCAACGCTGTAGGAGTCGCTCAGTTTGCTCTGGACCGTGCGCGTGGTGCCTGGCCCGGTCTGCGTAAAGCCAACCAGAGTCGAGCCTGTGCTGCCGGCCAGCAGTGCCTCAAACGCAAGCAGGTCGTTGATAGCCTCTTGCGCGTTGATGTTGTCGACGGTCCAGATGGGAACCGCAGGAGCGTCAGCAGACGCCAACACGAACTTGTACGATGCGCCGTTCAGCCACACGCCGTTGGGCGCCTCGCCTCGGGCGTCAAGTTCGATGTCCACCGGGTTCTGCGTGGTGCCGCTAGCGTCGGTGTAGGTCGCCAAGGGGGTGGTGGTGCCTGCCGCGTAGGTGTACAGGTGCCCACCGACCAGCGGGATGCCGCCAGCAGTGAAGAACTGCAACTTTGGAGAGGGAGAAAGAGTTGCGCTCATGGCGTAGCCTTAGACGGATGTGATGGTTTGCCAGCCCGCGCCAGAGTAAACGCAGAGCTTGGCAAGCGTGGTGTCGAACACAACCAAGCCGGCGGCCGGGGTGCCAATGGCGTTTTTTTCTACCGTGGTCATGTTGGGAAAACGCACGCCTTGGGTGGTTGATTGTGCGTCCAATATCGCCGACGCATTTGGCGAAATGGTGCCTAGGCCAATGTTTCCGCTGGTTGCCTTAAAAAACTGGCCGCTGCCAATGTTTACCACGCTTGTGTTGCCGGTGAATCCGTTGATAACCGGTGTGGTGATTGTCGGCGAAGTTGAGAAAACCAGGTTTGTGCTGGTCGTGCCGGTCGCGCCGGTTGCCGCAAAGCCGGTAATATTGTTAAACGAGACGATGCTGGCTGTAGATGCACTGGTGCCGCCGCTTGCAACGTTGAGCACTCCAGCTAGGGTGACCGCGCCGGTGGTTGGCGCAGCCGGGGTCAGGCCGGTGACGCCGCCAGCCCAGGACAGAACGCCCGTGTTTGCAAGCGTGATGCTGCCAGCGGCGTTGGTCACCCCGATGCCAGCTCCTGGCGTCAGTGTGTTGAGTGTGTACCCGACAGCGTTGCCAATAAGCAGTTGGCCATTCGTCGGTATGGCCGACAAGCCCGTGCCGCCGTTGACTGGCTGAAGGGTGTTCTGGTTTTCCCCAACAACCGCGTACAGCCCATTGAAGAACCGAAACCACTCCGTCGACACCAGCCCGGTGCGCTCATCAACGAGGGGCACACGCGGCGCCGGGACTTGGGTGAGATTAAGCATTGGTCGGGGTGATAAACAGTTCAGCGCCCATGATGGCGATCTTCACCGGGTCAGTGCCTGAGACCTCGTAGACCCGGTCCCGGAGCTTTTCGGTCATACCAAGGCGGCGCCAGATGGTGCGGTAGCCGTACTGACCAATAGCGCCCATCGAGCGCCAGTGCTCGTTCGACCAAGTGTGGCCACCATCGTCCGACCAGCGCAGCATAGCTTGCGGGTTGACTCCTTGGACCGTAGCTACAGACGCGAGGATGTCCTCGCCCGACTCGGTCAGCAGTTCGCTGCTGCTCTCGGTCAGCAGTGCTTCTAGCAGTGTGGATGGGTCAATCCCGTTCAGCCCAACACCAGACTCAGCGTCGAGTTGCAACGAGTGGTGCGCCGTGCGCTTCAGGTTGTTCTGGCCGGTCGGCAGCGCCCGCCATGACCGCAACCACCGCTGAATCTGACCGTTGTCGGCGTAGACATCCAGATCAAAAGCGTAGATGTTGCCGTTCTCAAAGTCGCCAACGATGATCGTGCCGCCGAAGTTGCACTGGCAGTTCGACCTGTGCCGGTACTGGCCCTCATCGCCGCTGGCGCGTTCGTGCCAGGCTTGCACCGACACATCGTAGACCCAGGTCTTGCTGGCTGACGGGAAGTTCAGGACGTAGAAGGCGTGGCCCTCTTGCTGGTAGGTGTAGGCTACCGCGTCAGAGATGTTGCCGTACTGAGCAATGGCGTACTCGATGGCGTGGGTCGAAACCCTGACGCCGCTGTAACCGTTGTTCTTGTAGACGATGCCCTGCCCGCGAGCGTCAGTGCCCAGCCAGAACAGCGCATTGTCGAGCTTGGCAACCGAGTAGGGAGCCGCACAACCGATCTCGTTGAACGCGCCTTGGACAGGCGTCAGCGGGAACCCGGTAAGCCCAGCGTTGTACCAGACTTCGACCGAGTCAGTACCAAACACCCACATCTGCCGGTGGTCTACGTTGATCGCCACCACACCGTCAGGAGAGCCATCCGCAGGGGCGACCGTCAGAGGGTCGAACACTAGCGGGTATATCTGCACCGGCGGCGTGGTCAGGGTCTGCGTGACCACAGACCACAGGTTCTGACTGTTTGGCTCATTGAAGACAAACAGTTGATCGATGTACGCAACAGTGACAGCGCCGGCAAAGTCGGGGCTGGTGATCGCATCAAACGAGCCTGTTGGCTCGTGGTAGGTGTAGCTAGGACCGTTGCAGGCAAAGAATAGGGTGGTGCCGTTGTCTGCGATGGACACTGGGCCTGTGCCCGACACATAGCCAATCAGTTCAGGCGTTGCCGTTGTGCTGGTGAGCTTGAAGACCTGAATGCCCGAGACAACATAGAAGTCCGTCCCGTTGGTCTGGTGCGCCCACAAGGCTCGGATAGGCCCGGTGCCGACCGTCTGGAGGAACTGCAATCCTGGGGCGCGGTTCAAGAACCCAGCTTCCTTGCCGCCATCAGGGATGGCTTCAGGGAACAGGTTGACGAGCCTGTTGTCCGCAGCGTTGATGCTGCGGGCAACGTATGAGCTACCCAAAATGGGGGTCTTAATTTCCGACTCCAGGCAAGTTAAACATCTTTAGTAGTTTCCCGCAAAGATATTGTAGCGTTGACGAGTACCCACGATGCTGTACGGCAGCGACATGATGTCATCCGGGTTGTTGATGCGCTTCAAGTTGCGCTTGGATGTCATGGCAATGCGCGAGACTTGCGGCGATGGCTCGACACCAAACTCAGCAGCGATCTCACAGGCTAGGCAGTACCGGAACGCCCGCAGGTATCCTGGCGGGAAGGACAGCACCGTCGCCAGCGTGGCCGGCTGGGTCAGCTCAGACACCGAGACGAAGTGCCACTCCAGCACCTTGGTAGGCACCGGGTAGATGTACATGTCGATGTTGGGGTATTCCATGTTGATCCAGATCACCTGTGGGTAGGTGCTGGTCACGGTCTTTACCGCAATGCCGTTGTACTGCTGCTGGTTGAGAATCTTGATGCCAAACGAGATGTTGTTCGCCGGGTCGCGAAAGTACGTCGAATCGTCTAGCAGAACTGGCCGGTTGCCAACAAAGTCGCCGGTCGGGCCAAGCGTGCGGCTGATAGCGCCGGGAGGCCAACTGAACACTTGGTCTTGGGTGCTGAACACCGCCAGACGCTCGGTGCTCCACGAATCGATCATCTGATTCATGGCGGTGAGCGCGTCCTGGGACGTAGCAGCGGAAGGCGTCTCACCCTCGGCAAGTTGGCCGATCAGGCGCAGCGCCCCGTTGATCTGGTCCCCGGCAGTGGTGGTCATTCAGACTCCTTGCGACGGCGCCTCAGTTCATTCACTGGTGCCTGCTCGCCCGGAGTATACCTTACCCAACCGTTCTTTTCGTCTTGCTCGGCCTCAAGTTCTGCCATAGCAACTTTGGTGCCGTGTACAGGGTGCTTCAGATAGATTACCACAGATCGCCCCTAGAATTTGGCCCTCCTGCGCCTTGTAAGCACAGGAGGGGAGTGCCTCAATTAGAGGCGGTACAACGCCCAAGTAGCATCGCCCGTTTTGCGAGCGCGGAAGCTAATTGAGGTGCCTGCGGTAGCAGCAACAGTCATAAGGCCTTGCGACCCAGAAGTGCCAATCGTCCAACCCGTAGCGGTGGTCATCGTGATGACACCAGAGCTTGAGCCATCAACGTTGATCACGGTGAAATCAAAGGCTGAGTTGTTGGGCATGCTGGAGAACGCAGCATCCATCAAAGCAGCAGTCGGCAACGTGTACGCTGCTGCGCTGGAGCCTGGCGAGCCAAGGATGATCCTTGTTGCCAATTGAGCCGCAGTCAACGTAGCAGCGCCGGCAGCAATTGAAGTCGGCGTGGGTTGCGCGACAAACAGAATTTCGCCAGTGTTGCCGTCACCAATTTGGTAACCGCCAGAACCATTAGGGAGAGCCATGATAATTTCCTTTTAAGAAGATGGTTGAAACAGGGCCAAAGCCCCATCTCAAGTTAGCCCCAGAGGCGCACGGCCATTTGCGGACGGATNACGCTGTACCCGTACAGAACGTCGATACGACAAGGCATACGGTCATTGTTGATGTCGTACTGACGAACAATACGCATCGAGATGCCGTTGTGAACTTGGCGCGAAGCCATGTCCACACCCTGCGGCAGCAAGAGGTCAGCTGTAGCAAACGTGATCGCATTCTTCTGATAAATCAGATTCTGCGGGTAGCCCGTGGAGGCCGCGCCGACGAAAGTGACCGCTGCGTTGTTTGCAGGGAAGGCGTCAATGGTTGCCAGCGCGTTGCTGGAGGTGTACATGGGCGGCGAAATTGCCATGTTTGCCATGTCAGCGCCGGATGCGGTCTGGGCAACGGTCACCACAAACTGCTGCAAACTGCCGGTCGATTGGCGGGTCTGCGGGTTGACGCTGTACACACCAGCAATCGTGAACACATCACCAACAGTAACGGTAGTGTCGCTGGTAAAGCCGTCCAGAGTGATGGTGGCCTGACCTTGGGTGAAGGTCGTTGCATTGACCAAGGTGGTGCCGGCGCGTGACCCAGTGGTGTGGTTCCCAATCGACTGCGACATGTTGACTTCGTCGTAGCCCAGAACGCCAGTGCCCATCATGCCTGCTGTGAACTGCCGGCTGATAGTAGACGTTGGGTTGAAGAAGCCCTTCATGCCCTCGACCAAGTTCGCATTGGCGGCGGGGTTCACCGTTGCGTAGCGATCGTTCATCGGAGCAGCGTACTCGTTCAGCTTCTGGTTGCCTTGCAGCAGAACCAGCGAGGTGGACGGCGTGGTGCCAGGCGTACCAACAGTCGAGAAGATCGACTTGTAGGCGTTGGCCACATCGGCATCGATGCTGGAGGCCAACTGCGAGATACGAGGTTTGAGAACCCGTTCCGCGAAGTCGTCCAACTGCATGGTCAGTTCAGCAGATGTGAAGTTGACACCGATGTGCTTCTGGCTTGCGACCGTTAGCGTGGTGAACTGCTCGTTGTCGTCCTGAACTTGCAGGGCGGCGCCATCGGTCACCAGAGCACGGTCGGGCAGACGAATGCGCAGGGTGGAACCGATCTTTGCACCTTCAACGGCGAACGAGTCGTCGTATTGGCGGTTGACGTTGCGGGTGAGCACCAGGTTGTTCTCGAGAATCTCGAGAGCCTTCCTGGTGATCATGTCAATGGTAAGAATGCTGTTAGACACTTTGAATCCTTAAAAAATTAGCGGAGGCGAGCTTCCATCTTCTTCACCTGTCGAGCGCGGTCGGCTGCGATCCATTCTGAAGTGCTCATCGACTTGATGGAGCGGGGATCAGTTGTATCGTAGGTCGATGCGCCCTTGCTGCTGGCCGTGACAGGCGTAAAAGGTGGTGGAGCACTAGAAGTCTTTTTGACCATCGGTTCCGAGGCCAGTTTGGCCTCGATACGTCCGATCTCTTTGGCTTGCACATAAGGCGCCAAGCGGGAAATACGATCTGCTTCTTTCGGGTTGGCACCGAGGTAGTAGGCTACATCAGGGCCAATATCCGACGATTGGATCGTCTGTGCCATCACGGTCGTGATCTTGAGGCTTGGATTGTACGCGACCTGTTCAAAGTCATCGTACTTGTTCCGCGCCTCTTCTTCCCTGTCGTGATAAGCACCGAGAACTTCTGTCTGCTGGCGCTGCACATCCCGTTCGTAGAGTAGCTGCTCGGCCTTCTTCATCGCCAATGCATCGGCGTAGGATTCAGTCGAGTCAAACTGCTCTGGTCTGGGATCAGCAGCGACGACAGGGGCNGTAACNACCCGCTCTCGTTCCCACTTTCGTTGCTCGCGTGCGAGCCTCTTTCCTATNGCGGCATCCAACTCTTCTTGAGTGAACGCCTTTACCGGCTGTGCTTCTACGGGTTCAGGTGCCGCCGTGGCTTCCTGTTCCGGCGCGGGTACTTCCGCTAGTACTTCTTCAGACATTGTGTGAATCCTTCGATTCCCTGGTGAGCCGCACCAGTACGGTCAAGTCAAACGTAGTATATCGTTACTTGTCAACATTACCGCAGTGTCAGGAACAAGCCCTATTGCTTGCAGGGCAGCAAAGGTGTGCGGGTTGCTCATGGCATTGCGGAGCTTGGCGGGAGATGGCCGACCGTTGGCAATGATCTCGGCTTGAATGTCCTTGCCAATAGTCACTGTGAACTCGTTTGCTGCGTTGGCTTCAAACATCTGCTCGTCGGTGTAGCCTGGGATGCGTTCTGCAATCTCGTACAACTCAGCCAAAAGCCGCTTGAGCATCTCAATCTCTTCCCGGTTCAACTGGAACGCTTCTGCCTGAATGACCCGGTGGGACTCAAGCTCTATCAGTTCAGCCTGTTTGGTCAGGATCACATGGGGCAAAGCATCAATACGGATGAGGTGCTCAACCTCCAAGACTAGGGCTTGGTACTTGAGATCAGCTACCTTCTCCAGTGCAGCAGCACGAATCCGGCCTTCTAGGAAACCTTTGAGAGTCTTGATCTTCTCCCAAGGCGTCTCCCCGATGACTTGGTATCGGTAGTTGAATTCTGAGTTTAGTTTGACTGGCATGTGTTTTATGAGAATGAGAAGCCAGCAGCGGCAGACGCTTCTCTGGCAGTGCCAACGCCTGTTGTGTCGCTAGCAACCACTCCAGTATTAGAAACAAGATTTGTCATTGATAAAGCAATAGCCCCGTTATATCCATAACCAAAAATGGCTTTATCACCCCCATACCCTGCGGCAGAAAGCGCGCTTCTGGCAGTTCCTACCCCTGTGGTATCTGTTGCAACAACACCTGTGTTAGACACAAGGTTGGTTATCGAATAAAATAAAGTGTAGCCGCCATACCCAAATATAGCCTTATCTGTGCCATAACCAGTAGCCGCCAAAATTTGCCTAGCGGTGCCAACGCCGGTTGTATCTGTTGCAACCACGCCAGTGTTGGATACCAAGTTGGTAATTGACACACTAGTTGCAGATAGAACAGTAGCGCCATAACCAAAGATAGCTTTGTCTGTACCATACCCTGCCGCTGACAAATATATTCTAGCCGTTCCAACGCCCGTTGTGTCTGTAGCAACCACCCCGGTATTAGATACCAAATTAGTTAGTGAGTAAAATGTAACGCTGTAGTTATTACCGCCATACCCAAATATAGCTTTGTCGCTACCATATTTGGCGGCTGCGGGGGCAACTCTAGCGGTTCCAACCCCGGCAGTGTCTGTTGCAACAACTCCAGCGTTAGATACTAAATTTGATAAGTTATAAAAAGTGCCTGCGTTAGAACCATATCCAAATATAGCTTTGTCGCCGCCATAACCAGTAGCTGCAAGATACGATCTGCCCGTGCCAACCCCAGCGGTATCTGTAGCAACTACGCCGGTATTAGATACAATGTTGGTTATCGCTAAGGCGTTGTATCCAAACCCAAAAATAGCCCGCTGAGTAGCAGTGCCGCTAGGGTAGGTAGGTGCTTGGTTCGGGAACGCAGCAGTCGGCGGCGTGAACGTGGCAACGTATCGAGCTACACCATTAGTGATGCGAATGTCGTCTAGATAGCCGTCAAAGTAGTAAAGAGTGGTGTAGCTATTAGCTGCGCCTACCAACAGGGGCAAAGTTGCAACAGAACTATTTGGTAGTGACCCACTAGCAACAAGAACCCCGTTTATGAAAAGACGCAATGTTCCAGATTGCCTTGAAACCGCCAAGTGAGTCCAAGTTGTAAGGGCGGGGGTTGTGGCGTATCGCACATCGCTACCGCTTGAGCCGGTGCCCATGTAAAAAAGCAGCCCGCGAGTATTTGAATATTCTAAAAACCATCCAAAATTGCTACCGGCTTGATTGCAATCTAAAAGACATGCTGTTGCTACGTTATTAACAACATACGCCCAAGTTTCAACAGTAAAGTCTCCAGCCGCAAACTGGAATTGACTCTTTATTGGCGTAGACAAGTAATTGCCTGAACCTGTCCTAACAGACCCAGTACCGTACTTAAACACACTAGTACTGATCTGCGCCGAGTTTACCGTCTCAAGGTTATTAATTTCCGCGTTGTCAAAGATAGCCCCGTTGGTAAAGCCCAGCAGTAGCGAGGTGTTTGTAATTGCGGTCAGTGGCGCTGTGGGCGGTGTAAAGTTGGCTGTGTAGACTGCTGTGCCCTTGACTACCCGGAGATTTGATATGTAGCCAGGGAAATAGCTGCTAGCATTCTGAGCGCCAATGAAAACCGCAGACAATGTAGAAGCCACTAAACTGTAACCCGTAGTTGTCCCAGTTAACGATTGAGAAACACCATTAAAGTAAATAGTAAGCGTTCCCGCGTTAAATACAACCGCAACATGAGTCCAAGTGTTAAGAGAAATAGCGGTTGTAGTATTTGCGTTTGCGCCAGCGACAAACACGGTATTGGTAGTGCCAAATATTCCAACGTCAAAGGAATTGGTGTTGGAACCGTTCGTTACAATCCGCTTATTTCCTGTAGCTGAGGTTAGGTATATCCACGCCTCAGTAGTTGATGTTGCGCCAAGCGTAAATGCAGCGTTATTAGGAACAGTAAGATAATCTGTTGACCCATTAAAATACCCAGACCCTCCGTTTACAGCAACAGAGTAGGGGTAGGTAAGGACAAACGGATTGAACGAGCCTTGGGTCGTGTTACCGGCGCGGGTGACGGTGAAGTTGTTGGTGCTACCGTCTAGGAACGTGTTGTTCTGTGCGGCATTGACCCCATCCCCGTGCAGGAGCATGGAGACGAAAGGCCAGTAGGGGTCAGTGACAACCGCAATAGTACCCGTGCCTGTGTCGATGGCAATGATCCCCTGGACGCCCAAGGCGATACTGTTCTGGGCGCCAAGGAAGCTCATTGCTTGTTCACCGGCTTCGTGTAGAGGTCACCAGCAGCAGCGACTTGGATCGCGCTGACACGCCAAGGAGCGCCAGTGCCAGTCGGAATCTTGAACGGAATGGCCACGTTCGCAGGTACATACGTCCCGTCAGTAGCTGAGGCGGTCACGCCTTCGCCCACCAGCACATACGCCGCCGAGGTGACCGTCACCACCACGCCTTGAGGCCCAGCAGGCCAGGTGCCTGTAGAGCCAGCAGTGCCGGTGTAGGCGACCGTCTTAGGACCAAGTTGCGTGCCGATGCACGGGTTGAGCATTTCCATCAGTTACCCCAAGAATTTCAATTTGTAGAGCGTTCGGAGATAAATCTCGACAATGTTGTCGATCAACTGCTGCAACGCTGAGTCAGTCTTGTCGCATACGTCATACCGCACAGACTCGATCTCATCCAACTGCGCCTGCAAGAACTCGACAATATTAGTCGTTTTCTTGGAAGACTGCAAAGTGATTCCGCCGATCAGCCCGTACCGGCCCTGATACGCCTCGGCAAAGTCGTCAGCCGCACCAATAATGCGGTTGTAGAAGATGTTGAGCGCCTCATGCTTGCTGAAGCTGCGCGTGTTGAGATGGACGCTGTGCGCCACATCCCGGCCCAAGAAGAGCAAGCCCATGAAATCATTGCATTTCATTTTGCGGCATCTCCTGCATAGGCTCTTGCGGCATCTCTTGCATAGGCTCTTGCGGCATCATGTCCTGATCGCGTCCTGGCATCTCGCCTATGAGGTCACCGCTGGTGATCATGCCATGGACCGTGCCCAAGACTATTTCCTGAATCTGGTCAGGCGTCATGCCGGCCATCGTGGCGCTGATCCGCTTGGTCTCAGCATCGTAAGCCTTGACCTGGCTGTCGAACTGNTTGACCTGCAAGTCNTGCGCTTCCATCGACTTCGACACGTTCTGGAGCATCTGGTGCATCTGCTCCATCTCCTGGCCCATCGCCTGCATCTGCTGCTGCGCGGCCTGGAGTGCCGGATCGTCATCATCGGCCAGCAGTTTCGGGTCGATGGTCTTGGCAAACCGCTTGCTCATCTCCTGAGCACCCGGCCAGTCCATGTTCTTGATGAACAAGTCACCCGCCACGCCCCACAGTTGCGGGTTGCCTTGCAACAACTGACTCATGGCGTCCAGCGACTCTTGGCGCTTGGTCATGTAGCTCGGACCAGTCGTCACGCACACATCGTACTGGCCAACGCCGAGGTTGTAGATCTTCTTGATCACAACGCCTGCCTGGTCCACGATCTTGCGCACCGGCTGCGGCTGATTCGGGTCGATCATCGCCGAATCCGTCTCCCCATCGATGCCGATGATGCGGGCAATGCGCTGGGTGTCGTAGATTTTCGGAATCAGGTCCACAATCTGCCGAGTGGTGTACCGAATCGCCCGCGCCAGATTGTCGACGTAGTGGTAGGTGCCTGTGTCGCCCTGTTTTTCACGCGCCAGGATCGCTCGGCCAGAGCGTTCGTTGCTTGTGGCGCCCAAACTAGAGTCATATTGGCCGGTAGTGCTCTTGATGTCATCAGAAGCGCCCGCCTTGGCCTGTAGGAGCCCGCTGGAGGCCATTGGAGGCTGTGACCGTGCCGGTAGGGGCAGTACGCCGCCTGCGCCGTCTGTAACGTCAGGGTTGACCTCCAAATACGGCCAATTTGTCGTGTTTGCGGTCTTCCACTGGTTCTCATAGCCCTCAAACTGACCGCCGTACCCGATAAACGGGGCTTTTGGCGCTAGTGCGAGCATCTCAGCCTCTTGGCTGACCCAGTAGTTGTACATGCGCTGGGCGTCTTTGGCGTTGCGGATCAGCCCAGAGACGTACAGGCGACCGTCAACCTCAAATTCGTTGCCAACAACGCGGATAACGGGTATGGATTTGCCCGCCCACTCGTGTTCTTCGATGAACTCAAACCCGTTTGTCTTGCACCGCTTGATCTTCTTCTGATCCACGATGCGCGTCTTAATGGGTTTCATGCCCATCATGCGCATCTGGCGGTCTTCGGGCGAGTTCTCCATCGCCGACACGTTGCCGTGGTACAGGTGCAGCGTTACAGGCGTGTGCTCAGTGTAGAAATACTCCGCAATGCGTACCGTCTTCTCGCTGATCCACGGGCTCAGGCTCTGGTCGCCCACGCCGCGCTGCATCATGGTCGATATCGGCGATGCGTCGGGGAACTGGCGCTCGTACTCGTCAGCCGTCAAGTCTTCGGTGATAAAGCACCACTCCGCGTCTGACCCACAGGGGTCTTGGATCGTCGGGTCCATGTACACGCTGAACGAGTTGCGCACCCGAGCGATACGGATGTCCTGCTCAAAACTGTCGTCGTTGCAGTACTCGGTCAAGAGCCGGATGTAGCCCTCACCGTACGTCACCTGGTTCTCGCAGGCGGTGTCGTAGGCTACGTCAGCGTCCGAGATGTACTCGATGTGCCGCACGATGCCGTCGAATATCTCAGCGACCTCGATGTCAGCCTTGTCGTCCACCGGGATGACTTTGCCGCTGGGCCGGTTCTGCCGTTGGTCGTTCGTGACCTGCTTGACGTGCTGGGGCAACTTGTTGATCGTCAGGCATGGCCTGGCGTTGATCGTCTGCCCTTGGACGCTGCCTCGCGTTGCCAGCACATCTGCCGGCCATTGCCACTGGTTGTCGGGACTGCCTGCGGCAAAGCGCAGGTCGTCTAGCTCATCCTCGCGGGACTCGCTGTAGGCCGACACAGCCATCGTAAAGCGGCTACGCATGATGTTCAGATCGTCGGCGTTGCCGCCGGCGACTGACTTAGCCGCTTTGATGTCAGAGTTCATTTCTTCTTTGCTGACTGCACAAAGGCTTTAGCCGTCGGCGCTCCCGGCGTACCGGGCTTGCGCATCTTCTCTTTGCTACCCGCCGCAATACGATCTTGCTTGGCGTTGATGTTTGCGTACAAACCGGGTTTATTGCGCATGGATGATCGCAAAGTTGATGACCACAGCCTCTAGCAGCGCGCCGGCAGTGATGTTGCGCAGCGTGATCGTTGCCGACCCTGTTAGCATACTAGACACCCAGCAGTTGTAGGCGCCTGCCGTAGCGTTGGCGCTGGCCACGTTGACGATGATTACGTCCTTGGCCGACAGCACGCTGTTGGTCAACGTAAAAGTCACGTTGGTGGTGCCAGCAAGCGATGCGGCATTCATTGTGATCTGCCCAGCGCTGGTGTTGACCGTCACGCCGGTGGACTTGCTGGTAGCCTGCGTCACCGCAGTTTGAGCAGCGGTCGAGTACCCAATTTCTTGGGTGGCGTAGCAAGTGGTGAACTCCGGGTCCGCGTAAGCGATGCCGGTAGATTGTGAATTTGACATTTAACTTCCCATCCAACTAGTTAGGACGCCTTGCGGCGCGTAGGTTTTACGAGGAGACCTGTCTACATACTCCCGATGCGCCACCGGGAACGCGAACGTCACCGCCAGCGCGTCAGCAGCATCAGGACTGGCAAGACCTCTTGAGCGCATTTCCTTCTTGCCTTCTAAGAAGATTGTACCGCTAGAGTTAGGCTTCTTGGTTGGCCCCACCAGGTCTGCCTTGAGTTGCCGATCCTCGGGTATGGATGCGCTTCGCAGCCAGTCCTTCATCGTGCCCCACATCTCAGCCCGCTTGTTGCCCCACATCACCGAGTTCTTGGCCTTCCAGCCAAAGTTCACTCCGCGTA